CTGCAAGCCCGTATTACGACATCCGGATCCGTCAGGCCATCACGATTTCTTCTGAGAAGGACCATTAGCGTTTTTAACGCTTTTGTAGAGTTTCTTAAGATCTCTGTGATGACCTGGAGGAGTAGGTCCTGTCCCTATCGGAAGGTAGGTGACAGGGTACCGCTGTGTTCCACCATTCTGCGCAGTCGCAGGGTGTGGGACATCTTCTGATGTCGTTTTTCCACTGGTGGTTGTTTGTCGTGGGGTACTCTCTGAAAGTATCCCCTGACTGGCAGCGCCAGTAGAGGATGATTTACTTTTGATTGAGCTTTTTGACAGGGCTCCCTTACCAAGAACCTTCTCCGGTGCAACAAGTGCTGGCGGAGGCGGAGGTCTCTTTGGAAGAAGAGAGGGGGGGTTTGTCAGAGGTGAACTGCCTTTTCCCTGTTTAGAGGGAGGAGGAGGGTTCTGTCGGGTCCTCGGTTGGAACTTTCTCAGAGTGAGCGCAATCTTGCGCACATCTCTGGGAAGGGCACTTCCGAGTAACGCCAATGGTGGCGTGACTGACGACTCACGGTTCGATCGAACGTAAGCCAAAGAAACGTCTGGAGTGCCAGTGTGGTGTAGGAGGGAGTCTAATATGCTCCCATTTATCATCACAGTGGCGCGCTCTCGTGCCATTAACTCCGCCTTGTGTGGGTCCATCGCTTTTGCGGAAGACCACATTTTGGTGAGTTTCATGACGAGTGAACGGACTTGAGAGGAAATTTGACCCAATTGTGCCCCTTTCTTCTCAGGGATCTTGTTGTATTTGAGATCAAGACTGTGGAAGGAGCTTATCCTTCCCACGGCCTCGCTTTCAACTGCTTCAAGTCGCTGAGGAGTCCATGTTCCAGTTTCAAGTGTCTTTCCAGCCAAACCACCTATCCTTTCGGGGACTGTGGAGAGGTGTTCGATCACATTCGAGATCATATCTCGGGTGTGTTCCGGACCGGACATTTGAGTAAAGCAGGCATTGAGAATGGAAAGGTATTTCGCCTGACCATTTTCAATCACTGCAGCTGCTTTTCGGAATAGGGGGGGCGCGGATGGGGGACCAGGAACCCCCCAACCGCCTAAACAATTGGGCCAATGGATTGGTAGACCGGAACGTCTCCAGGCATCAAAGGCATCATGATGAACGCTTCGAGCAATCGACATGACCGCCTCCTTTCTCCATCCCTCTCGGACATCTGCAGTGATATCCGTGAGAAGAGGGGGGAGGGTTTGCCACGTGGGACTTTCGTCGCTGCTACCGGATCTCTTTGCGAGAAGTAACGCAGAGAGCCGGGGACGGCCGCAGTGCACCATTCTTTTACTCTGAGACAATAGGGACTTCATCTCTTCCACCTGGATGGTCGACACGCTCGTGCGTGACGACCACTCCGGTGGGATAGGTAAAGCCCCCTTGAGAAGATGGAGCTCTTCCACGAACACACCACCTTGCTTACTCATGTAAGTTTTGTGTGCGTTCAGGAGGAGCCCTAACTTTGCAAGTGTCTCATCGTAGATTTGTGCATGGCGTTCAGTCCACGCAGCTTCAAAGTCATCCCCACAGATGACGTACGGTTTACTACGCACGGTGGTGAATTTGTGTGCGATCATCAGGTTGAAAACGGAATTCTGTGGCAATGTCACCGAATTTTCGAGGAAAACCTTTTGAACTGCACACTTCCCAGCGTACCGGTTACTCAGACTCAGGAGTGGCCAAGCCATCGGAAATCCCATGAGGACCCCTTGGCTCGACCAACTTGAGGCTGACCGAGGTGCTTTCTTTGATTGTTGGTGCTCCCACTCACGGACCATTGGTCCCACCAAGGCACGGGCGACTTGGTGGTATAACCCTCCTAGGGCTAACAATGGTTCGTCTTGTGAGAGCACCTCGCAGATGACATCTGCAGCATCACCGCAGAGGTCATGTTGCAGGAGGTCAGAAGCAGCAGTCAAGTCAGCACTTTGGAAAACCGGTTTCGGGTACTCAGCAAAGCGGCTTTGTTTTGTATCTATGGGAATCAGTCCCGAGTCTCTAATGACGAGGGGTGTACTGAAAAACTCACGGACTCCTGACTCGATGTTAGCTGGCACTGCGGTGCTAGTCTTACCTTCGAGAGTGTCCGCCATCGTGCTATCCGTTTTGAGGAGCTTCAGCAGTAGCCCGTTTATGCGTTGTCCAAGGACAACCGCACAAGCGGGCCCGACTGATGCTAGACGCCTTTTCTGACCTCGTTCACCAAGAATGAGAGGACGGACAGGGATTGGGGTGTGGGAAGACAGTTGGTCATTGAATGTCACCTGGTTGGTTGCGATACCTTCCGGAGCATTCTCTAAGTCAGCTGTATACCCAAATCCTCGTTCCTGGAAATCCTTCTCGGCCTCTTGAATGATCAGGAAATCGTAGAGCAGAATTCGGGTGGCTGGGTCAAGCTGATTTAAATACAGTGTTGCTTTCTTGAGATCACTTCCAAGTGCTAAGTGCGTTTTAGATGATCCTCCGAATGGTATTGACGAGGAACTGACAGACTGCTGTCGGTTCTTTGCCAACCCATCCGGTGGGTCATCGAAGAACACACTCTCCCCTGTCATGTTGAGGACAGGAGCAGTTGGGATTGGATTCTTGTGAGCAACAGTGTTGAGATGAATGTTATCTATCACTCGTGCCAAGTGGTTTCGACCGTCACGTCCGACGATTGTTTTACCTCCCGTTGCCGCCGCAGGCGGCCGTGGGGGATGAAGAACGTCGGCGTTGACGCCGAGACATGCTGTAGCGAGGATAAGGTCTTCCCTTGTGATAACAAAGTCATCTCGGGTCAGCCTTTCCCTATACCACGCATACGCTCCTCCTTTTGCACGCGATCTTTCGAGACACGCGCTATCATTCAGCTTCGCGTTACCCAGTTTGATCTGGGCTCCACGATGTTTGAGGGTCTTCACAGCCTTCACGGTCCAACTGCGAATGAAGGACTTGAAGTCTGTTCGGACTTGCTCTGCTGAACCTGTGGGCTCCTTTTCTGGCCAAAGCCTCTCCTCCCATTCGCCTATGGCTGCTTCATCAGCAACCGTATCAGCGACTGGCGAGGGGATGCTCCTTCCCAGATTTGAGAAAGTCCACATGTTTTGCACTGTGAGCTCACTGACAAGTGAACCCTTGAAGAATGACAGTAAGGTGGGTGCAAATCCCACCTTTTGTTCTCGACTGTTAGCACCACACGCTCTTGCTTGAGCTTCTGTTGCCCACTGCTTTAGTGCCGTCCCAATGGCCCTAGGGCCCTGGTGGGCAGCAGTCAGCAAGAACCATTCCATCAACGACCACAACCCGCTCCATGCCAGGTTATCCTGAGCATTAGCGACGTTGAGTCCAAGATGGACTTGCTTGAAGCTTAGTGTGAGTGCCGCGCGCAAGACAACCCATTGCCTCTCAATCTTTGGTTTATCATCCTTATCGGTTTTGTCCAGGAGACCTGCTTGCAGGCACTGAAGGACGCTTTTTGGCAGCGGCTGAGCCAGATGAGCACGTTTCGGCGTGCCCCTCTGGTTCACCTGTTTGTTAAACAGTTTAACCACCTGTGGCCAGTATTCCGGTAGATGTAC